ATATAAAATGGCAACAGCCTCACAATCATTGTTCAACATGACAGTAGCATCTGATAATGCCGGTGGCAATCAGGGCTTACTAATGCCAAAACTACAATTTAGATTCAGAGTAAACTTTTTGAATTTCGGAACAGACACAAGTACAGTAGAATTAACTAAACAAGTTATTGACTGCTCACGTCCACAAGTACAGTTCCAAGAAATTACACTACCAGTATACAATTCAACAATGTATTTGGCAGGTAAATATGCTTGGCAAACAATGTCAGTCAACATTCGTGATGACGCAACTGGTAGCGTTTCAAAATTAGTTGGTCAACAACTACAGAAGCAATTAGACTTTGTTGAAATGTCAAGTGCTGCATCAGGACAAGACTATAAATTCCAAACCAACATCGAAATTTTAGATGGTGGTAATGGTACAAATGCTCCTGTAGTATTAGAGACATGGGAACTATATGGATGTTTCTTGCAAACAGCTAACTACAACACATTGAACTATGGTACAAATGAGGTTGTGACAATATCATTGACAATACGCTTTGATAATGCAATTCAATCTGCAATTGGTTCTGGTGTAGGTGCTACTATCGGTAGAACAGCAGGTTCATTATCTACAGGTATTGGCGCTGGTTTATAATCAACGCTAAATAAATCTAGCATGTCTGGATTTTTTCAAGACTTACTTAAAGGCGCCGCCGGAACATTTTTCGGCGGCGATTACCTACGGGATTATACTCATGCTAGTAAGACATTTAGACCTAATTCATATCAAAACGCTCCTAAGTTTAAATATCTATTTCATACATATTTTGAAATAAATCCAGCAGCATACGGCGAAGGTATTAGTACAGGATCTAATTTTGGTATTCTAGTTAAAACAGTAAAACTCCCTAGTTTTACTTTTGACGTAGCGGTAATGAATCAATATAATCGCAAAAGATTGGTTCAATCAAAAATAAAATATGATACCATAGATATTACTTTCCATGATGATCACGGCACTGCACCTAATACTCCAAATTCAGGTGGCACAATAAGAAGTTTGTGGAAAGCATATTACAATTATTATTATGCTGATGGTACTGTGCCTCAAGTTGTGTTGCCAGGTACACCCGGTACCCCTCCCAGAAAATTAGTTAGTGGTGCATATCCATTCTCTACTGATGCTACATATAACAATCGTAATCAATATAAACCGTCTATAACAGGCAATGACAATTGGGGATATTCAGGAGACTCTCCTGACCCGTCTGGTTCAAAAATACCTTTCTTTAAACAAATAACTGTATTTGGTCTAAGTCAACATAATTGGACTGCCTACACGTTGATTAACCCAGTCATAACTAGATTTACACACGATACATATGACTATGCTCAAGGTACTGGTACTATGGAACATCAAATGTCTATCGATTATGAAACGGTAGTATACAATGATGGTGGATTAAGCGGAAAGGCACCGGGAAATATTGTTACTGGATTTGGTGATGATGCTAATTATGATCGAACGCCTAGTCCAATAATGAGACCAGGCGCTAATAAAACTATATTAGGTCAAGGCGGATTACTAGATGCAGCAGGTGGTATTATCAATAATTTAACTCCTGATCCAGTCACCGGAGAAGTAAACCTACTAGGTGCTATTCAAAAAGCAGGGACAGCATATAACACATTTAAAAATACTAATTTAGGCAGTCTGGTTAAATCAGAACTTACTGCCGGTATAATAAATGCAGTTGGACAAACCCCTAATAGAAATTTAATTGTTAGTACCCCTATCTTTGGGGCAGCACCTCAAACTAGTGGCACCGCCGGAGCACCACCAAGTAATGCACAATCTACCCCTCAACAACTCGGCGGAGCTCCTTATGCGGGTACTAGTAATAGCGGAGTTACTAATTCCCCGCGAGGCGGCAGATAAATAGTATAAACTATTAATTTATTATGCCACAAATACTAGATCAACGCACTTCAATGGATCAAACAGTTAGAATATTTGATTCATTCTATGCTATCACTTTAACTATAAACGGAAACGAATATGACATTGTTCGTGGTTATTTTGTGTCAATTTGTGCTACAAAAAATATTGCAAATAACTTCACTGCGGTATTATTCAGAATATCACAAGAAACCGGAATAGATGCATTAGATTTATTAGACCAAGTTAAAGGCAAAAAAAAGATGGAGATGAATCAAATTTTTGCTTACTATATGAATAGTTTCAAAAGCAAAACATCTCTCTATGGTATAGGTACAGTACCAAAACCAAACCTTCCCGTAGCACGTAATATTGTACAATAATCATGGCTAACTGGGCACAAGGCATATATACTCCTAAAAACCCACACAAATATGTAGGGAAACATAACCCTAAATATAGATCAGGCTGGGAATTAACATTTATGACCTTCTGTGATACACATAAAAATGTAACTCATTGGGCTAGTGAATCAATGTCTATTCCATATCGTAGTCCATTAGATGGAAAAGTTCATAAATACATACCAGATTTCTTTGTTGTTTATCAAAACAAGTATGGAAAAGCAATTGCTGAAGTAGTAGAGATTAAACCTAAAAAACAAAGTTTAATAGAAAGTCGTGCAGCAAGCGCAAGAGATAGGGCAGTGGTCGCAGTAAATCATGCTAAATGGGCTGCTGCCACAGCATATTGTAAAATGCAAGGGTTTGCTTTTAGAGTCATAACTGAGGATGACCTTTTTAGAAACGGGTCAAGAAAGTAACTAAATACTTTTATGACAAAAAAGCTAGAAGAATTATTTGAACTTCCCCAAAATGAAATAGACACTTTGGCAAAACCGACGCCAGAGAACGCACAAGAAATCACTACCGAAGCATTAGATAGTCTAACAAAAATAGAACAAGCATTACCCCAAGTACGTGGTTTAGAAGCCGCTGACGATGAGATGGATAGTCTTGCTACATTAGCACAAGATAGCTATAAAGACTTGATGGACTTAGGAATGCAAGTTGATAGTAGATATGCTAGTGAGATATTCAATGTTGCTGGAACTATGCTAGGACATGCTATCACAGCAAAGACTGCTAAACTAAATAAGAAGTTAAAGATGATTGATTTGCAACTAAAAAAAGCGCAATTAGATCAAAAAACAGCATCAAAAGAAGAACAGATTGAAGCGACACCGTTAGGTGAGGGCAGGTCTCTTGACAGAAATGAATTGCTTCGGATGTTGGCAGCAAAATCCGACTAAAAAGATAAATAATATATACAGGAATAAAAACATGCGAAGCCTTAAACATTTCATTGTTGAAAGTATACATACTTACAAGTATACTATCAAAATTGCCGGCACCATTGATAAAAACTTTTTAGATATGTTTAAGTACAATCTAACCAAGTTTGACCCAGTGGAAATCAGTGAACCAAAGTCTACCCCGATACAGAAGTCACCATATGGATTTCCTAATTTAGAGAATGAAAGCGTAACATTGATTAAAGTTGAGTTTAGATACCCAGCTACAGAGCCAATGGTACAACAACTTGCTCAACTATGTGGATACAATGTTAACATGGTGCGTATGGTATCAACACACTTTGATGATAGCATTGACGCTGAGATGGCCGGCTATGAGAATGAAATGAAAAATAGTCCATTACTTGACAAAGAAGAAATGGGTCAACAGCCAGACGCTAAACAAGCAAGCAAGGCATATGGAGATTCATATTTAACTTCAATCAAAGATCAAGCTAAAGAGTCTAAGATTGATATTCCATATGCAGGAACAAAAACAAAAGATGCGTTTGACCCGTTCAAGCCATATTTAGATGATAAGAAGTTGGGTGATAAGAGTCCAATGACTACTATCAAAATGCCACCAAAGCCAAAGACTGGCGCAGCATATAACCGTTAAGGAAAAGAAAATGGATATCAGAGATATATTAAAATCATTCGACAGCCTATCAGAAGCAACAACTACTACTGATAAAGGCACAGTTCATAAAGCAGGCCCAGGTGGATATGGTAATAGACATGGATCAGAAGATGTCACCGATCAATATGGTAAACCGATTGCCCGTGCTAGTTTATCTAAAATGAACACCGCACCACCAGTGAAGCGTGGCAAAGGTCGTCCTCCAAAGAATGCTGATGCATCCGGTGAAGTTAAATCATATGATAGTTCAGCATTAAGCAAAGCAATGGGCATGGGCAAAGCACCTAAGCCAACAGGCAAACCTAGTGTTAAACATAGTCTTAAAGAATACTTTGACCAAATGGATGAAGCATTGTATGAAGCAGCACTAGCAGTACAACCATTGCCTGCTACGCCACAACAAAAGCAACAACAACAGATGGCAGGAAAGCCATCTTTTATGATTAAAGACCCTACTAACCCGCAAGCATCAACAATTACTACACAAGATCCAGCAGTAATTGATGCAGCTAAAAAGGGTACGCTAACAATGCAAAAACCCGGTGCAGCTCCTACAGCCTCAGGTGCTACACCAGCAGCAGGCGCAGGGTCACAAGTTAAGCCAATGGAAGAAGATGGTGAGAATTGGATCAAGGGTGCTATCAAGCATCCTGGTGCATTCACTAAGAAAGCATCATCACATGGCATGACTCCTGCTCAGTTTAGAGCAAAAGTATTAGCACATAAAGAAGATTATCCTGCTAAGACAGAAAAGCAAGCACAACTTTCCAAGACAT